GCATTGACCGTTGCTTCTAGTTGCTGATCCTTACGACCCATCATCATCATCACCGTTCCAATGGTGATAAGAAGTACGACCGTCTGCAATACGTTCGTGGTAATAGCCACTTTCTCTCTTCCGTCTTTACTCATGGCGTGTATACCGACCATGGTGATGATGAGGGTGCGTTGAATGGCGCGACCTCGCTGCCTGCGATATATTGCGTTCCGTTGAATCCAACGACCGCGTTGGTGAGGTAACGCCGCTCAAATTGGTAGCGGCCCTCTTGCCTGACATCCGATATTTTTTCTGGCGCTTCAATCACGTCAGGCTCGTATTCTTCGACGAAAGGTACTGCCGCGTTGCGGCTTCAACCTCCCAACATCTCGGTTTTGAATGCCGTCCTTCATGAGCGTGGTCTGAAAGATCGGACCCGCCTCAACGTCTGCGATACGGGCCGTCATGCCTTCGTCTTCGTATCCAATGGCAAACGCTCGAAGGTATGCGATGAATAACTGCTCGGCGTAGTTCGGCATTGAGATAGCCGGTGGACTAGTGTTGGTGTCCGCAACATCGTCCCCGGTGATGGTAGTCCACGATTTCCTGTACCGGATGCGAAGCACATCAGTGCCAGCAGACGTTGGTGTTGGCCAGATGAGAAGTTGTGAACTCCCAGCCGTCCATGCCACCGAAGCACGGGATACGTAGCCGCTGATGTTCGTGCCGCCAAGAGCATCGGACAATCGGTCCATGTCTTCTGGAGTTGCCAACTCAAGAGCCATGCCATCGACAGTGCGAGTTAGGGAAACAAGTTCCTCGAACGTGGCAGGCAACGCAATGGTTCGGCTGGATGCAGTTGTGTCGAGTGTTCCAGACTGCTCGCGGAATCTCCATGGCCTTGAGTACATCTGACGGCCTGCGTGATTGATGATCTCCGCAACACGCTCGTCGGCTGTTTGGCCGGGAGCGACTGACGGGTACGCACCAATGCTGTGTCTGACGTGAGACTTTGCTACTGATAGGTCCATGGGAACTCCAAAGGAAAGTAGAAGGGGGGGCTGTTGGCCCCCCCCCTACGAGAGAGAAAGAGAATCAGGCCTTAGACATTGTCGAAATGGCGGGAGCGCCGCACATGTATACACGGCCTGAAGCGCCGCCAGCGCCGACATCCAGTGCCTCCATGGCGTATCCCACAATGACGTTGGTGTCTAACGCTTGGACGAGTTCGCCGTCTGCGTCAACAGCCATAGCCATGCCAACGACCCAGTCCGTGTCTGGCGAGTTATCCGCCGTGCATGTCTGGATTCCAGTGAAGGCAATTGTTCCGGGGCTTGAGGCCGTGATCTCTTTGGTCACGACTCCGTAGAACCCGTGCTTTCCTTCGGTCGAAGCAGCCGTGCCAACAAGAACCGAAGCGTCTGTTGGTGCTACCGCAAGAAGCGCCGAGTCGGTGACGTGAACCACCAATCCGACAGCCAATGCAGTCTCACTGTTCGTCGTAGCCTGTACGGACTGAGGGTTGAATGTCAGCCCACCGGGCGGCTGAGTAAGTGCAAGTGACATATCAATGTCTCCTATGTATCAGGATGTTGCAGAGATCAGCGGGGCAACGATGCCGTGACGCTGACGCGAATTGCAGAAAAGATTCCACCAGCAATCGACTGGTTGAATGTGTGTGAAGGGCTGTGCTGGCGAACGCATGACATCGTGCTTCGCGAAGTAACGTCGCGAATGGATGATCGGCGTAAGGTACGCACCATTGACCCAGAAGTACCGAGCGCCAACATCAATAGCAGTTTCTTCTGTGCCATCGTCTGCCTCGGAGGTGACGTTAGTGCCAGTAGCCGTACGCTTTGCGGCAGCAACATCTTTCGGGAACAACGCCGCATCATCGAGATGAGCGCAGTACATCAGTTCGATGCCACTGAACGTCGGGTTGTTGTACGCTGGGTCCGAAGGAGCGATCAAGAGATCATTGCTCTCACGGAGCGCACGCTTGTACTGCGTCACACCAAGGCGTGAGCAGAGAATCATCTGACGGTTCAACGTGGTGTTCTCGAAGTACTCCTGCTTCGTGCTTGGTGGCACGAACTGGCACTTGAGGAACATGTTGTCAAACGCGGGGAAAATGCCGCCGCTTTCCCATGTACCAGCGTTGTGTCCTACGTATGTCGCGTCGTGCCGAACACGGTTGGGATCGTCCAGAGTGGGGTCATAGAACTCGACCTGATTGCTCCAACGGTTCTCGACGGTAGGGTCGATACCCATGATGTTGGTCCAGCCCTTTGGTGCTGCACCACGCTGGCCGAATTCGCCAGTGCCACCGAGCAGATGCTCAGAGATGAACGACGCAATGCCGAATGGACGCTTGCCGCCAGCGCCTTCCATCTCAGCGTAGTTGCCATTGGTTCCTTGCCACAAGTCGGCCTCGAAGCCGTTCGTGATCGAGGTCCAAAGACGCTGCTCTTTGATCCGCTTCAGTCGCTTGTACTGAACGGCAGCGGCCTCTTTAGATGCACCCTCGGACACATTGAGTTCCACTTCTTGATCGGTCCACGCCATGTGGTCAATCGTGAAGCGCCATGGAGCCGTGATCGTGTCAGTGACCGACACGTTCTGCCATGTGAACGCTTCATTGGGGAGATAGTGGTCGTACGTGTTGCCGTCATCGAACATGATGACATCACGAATCTCGGTTCCGCCCTGTACGGTTCGCTCCGTACCCTTCTCTTTCAGCAGTCTGCTGAATGCATAGGTGTTCTTTACGGCTTCGTTGATCACGGCATCGGCGCTTGACAAATATGTCGGGCCTGTCGTGTTCATGAAGTCATTGAACACACTGATTGGTGAGCCACTCATAAGGCTAACCTCCTAGTTAGGTTCGCATGGCCCGCTCAACATCCTCTCGGCTACCGCCAGACATAAGCACATCCAACGCAACATCCTCTTCGTTCAATGGTGAACTCTTCGGGCGTGCGGGCTGAGATCGTGTCGGGGTCGGCTGTCGCGTCTTACGCTTGGCCTTGGCAGGTGGATCACCAGCCAAGTTGCGGTACGCTTCCTTGAGCATGTCTTGCGTGGACTCATACGAGTTTGGATTTGTTTCACCCATCCGAGACATCTCGGATACCAATGCGTTGGGGTCGGGTGCGGCATCTCCGTAGAGGGGCCGGATCGACTGGTCCAACATCATCAGTTGGGTCATAAGACGGGACTCGGCAACGGCTGCTTCTGCGGCCTCTGCACGTTGCTGGTCTTGACTCTGGATCATGCCGACGATGGCTTGTGCAGCCTCGTCTCCGACAATGTCAGCGAGTGCGTCCGGGATGTCCACGCCAGCGATAGGATTGTTGTCCTCGTCGCTCGCTTCGGCTCCATCGTCACTCGTGTCATCGGCGGTGGACTCGTCGCCCATCTCCAGTTTCGATTCCAGTTCCTTGAGGCGACCACCGTACGAATCGACATCGGTCTGACGCTTCTGGGCTTTGTTGGCCCACTCACGCAGCGTGTCATCGTCCGTGGCCTCAATCACACTCATCGGGACGTTATCCCGACGCAAGGCACTTATGAGATCGTCCCGATCCTCGGCGGTGCTTTGCTCAACTGGAGGAGTGTTGTCCTCCGGCGTGTAATTGTTCTCATCATCCGACTCGTCCGCCAACAAGGCGGCAAGCACGGTGTCATCGCTTTCAACGTCAGGCTCGTCAATATGACTTACGTGTTCGTCGTTTGCGATTGGTTGTTCGGTTTCTTCTGCCGGGTTCATATCTTCAGACATGTCCGTTTCTCCTAGTAGTCTCGTTCGTACCCGTGCTTCGATGCGACGTTCGCTTCGTGTGCGCGGGATTCAATGATTGGTTTGCCTTGGCGGTTCGTCTTGCATCCGTCAAGGTTGCGTGGAAGTGACTGCGACACGTATGGGTAATTCCACCGCACCGCACCAACGTCCACTTGGAAGTCTGTCTCTGGAAGCCGCCGGTACTCATGATCACCCATCGGAATGATGCTGCCAATCGACGGAGCCTCTGCCATGGTGAATGCAAGACGAACACGTTCTTCTGTCTCAACGTCTTCAAACAGGTACTGAGGCATTGGCCTGTCCCCCTTGCTGCTGCTGCTGCTGTTGCTGCTGGGCCGCAGCCTGTTGCTGATTCATCATGGACTCAAGTTTGCTTGGATCAAGCATGCTGCTCAACTCCGGTATGTTCAATGCATCACCGACGCTGCTCAGTACTGATCGCCAGTCAACCCATGGGGCCATTGGCATCTGCTGCGCGAGTCCGCCGATGACCTGCATCAGTTCCACGCCACGCTTCTGTTGTTGACTCTCGCTGATCCGGCTCATGCTCATCGAGTCGATGGACACCACCATGTCCTCGAAAAAGCCCACGCCACTGCCACCAACGAATACGCTGTCCATGCCGAGCATCGCGCCGTCTTCGGCATCGCCCGCTGCGAACACCACTCGGGAATCATGGAACATGTACCACGCTACCGATGTGATCGCACGACTCACGCCCTCTTGGAATTCGCGTTTCATGTGAGCAAGTCGAAGACCAGCCGCAGACTCAGCCACGTTGATTTCAGTCGCGGTGGCCTTGCCTGAGATGTTGCCACGCATGGCATCGTGAATGCCAGACACGCGATCAAGCCGGTCTTGTGTCAGTCCTGCATACGTCACCTGTTGCGACGTTATGCCACCAACCTCAATCGGCACAATCTGCGATGGGTCTAGGCCATCCACCAGTAGCACAGTCAAGTCTTCACGGTCGCGGATGTCGTTGGCAAGTTTCTGATTGCGGCTGTCCGTTGCAATCATTCGCTTGTACACGCTTGCTGAGTGTGTCATGCTCCGAAGGTGATCGTTGATGTCTTCGATCTGTGGCATCAGCGGAACCATGGGGCTGAGTGGGTACGGGTCGCCCGGTACTCCGTAGCACCCAAACATTTGGTACGGGCCGTGTCGTGGTCCGTAGTACGGACGCGGCGAACGTGCGAAGCCAATTGCTGCTGGTTCGTCGCCTTGGGCTTGGCCACGGATGATTGTCAGGATGCTGCCGTTGTGCAGGTCCGTGTCCAACATCTCATCGACCACTTCACCCTCAGTGACGAGTTCAGGAACCCACACTTCGTACACCGTGATCTGGTCGCGATCAGCACCTTCCCGGTCGCCCATGCGATTGCGGTAGTCGCTGTCATCACCACCACACCGTTCGATCACCGTCTCGTCCCACCCGTCTTCATCCGCCGCACGATCTAGCAGATCATCTCGGTCGATGCGGTACTGGTGACCGACGTACCTTGCTTCTTCCAAGTGCGATGCCTGCGGGTCTACGAAGAAGTCATGTGGGTCGATCCGGTACATGCGGGGTAGCCACGGCTGATTGCCGTCAACTGATCGCATGCTTGGACGCGGCTCATTGACCACCATGCCAACGCCATACGCCACAAGCATGTCTGTGGCTATTCGTGTGAGCGTGTCACGCAGTCGTGTTGTACGACACCATGTGTTGGTCGCCGCTTGTAACTGCCGACCGAAGATCAGATGATCATGCGGCGTGCGACTTGTGATTCGGATCTTTGGATCGTCGTACACAAGGCGAGGAAGAACCAGAGCGATGTACTGATGTACGAAGTTCTCTGGGTCACCGGCTGCGTTGCCCTCGCCTCGATAGTCCGGACCTGTCATCCGCTCGATGATCGAGTCCCAATGCGACAGGTGCTTGTTACGGAATCGCTCCGCAACATCGATCTCTTCCATCCAACGTGTCAACATCCAATCAAGCATCTGTCTCTCGATTTTTATAGGGCATCAAACGGTTGAGTTTGTTACGCCGCTCCTCGCACTTGCTGCATGGTTTCACAGCACCACGACTGACGGCCTTGATGGCACGCTCGATTGTGTCTCCGACTCCACGGTCACGGGTTGGGCGCTCAGTGGTCACTTGCCGCTGCCCTGTCCTGCGCCGGGTGTTCCGCCGCCACCACCACCACCGCCGAAGCCAAGGCCCATCCGCCTTCCGCGACCGCGTCGTTTTCTTGGTGGCACAGTTCCCTGTGGACTTACTGGTCCCATTCCCGATGTGTTCGCCAAAAACGAGTTGTATCCACCCTTGCCCTTGTTTGAACTCTTCTTAGTGGTGTTGTTGATTGGCTTCCCTGTAGATGGGCTGATCGGTCCCGGTGGCTTTCCTTGTGGAACATTGGCCCTTGGTGGTGAAAGTGGGGGAGCAAGAACACCCTCGCGTCCGCCACGGAAGGCGAGGTTCTTGTCGCGAAGGTCTTCCTTCTTTTTCTTCTTCTTATTTGCCATCAGCGACCACCTCCGCCGCCGCCCAATGGGATACCGCCACCGGACTTGTTTGGCTTGTTTCGGGCTGGCACTGTTCCGGGCGAGTATGTGTTACGCGCCCTTCTTGATCGTGACTTCTTCGTGTTGCTCTTTGCGCGTCCACCTGCGCCTCTTTGCGCATTGGGAACTGGACCCATCCCGCTTGTTTCACTTAGGAATTTGTCGAATCCACTATCCATTGAGAACCTCCTCGTGCTTGAGAACCGCGCCGAGACTGAAGTCCGGTAGACGCTCTGTTGGTTCAGGTCCAAGCCCACCGTCTTCGGCAAGCAGTAGTGCAAGTGCCAAGGCGATCACACGGTCGCCGTGTGCCTCCCTTGCCCCGCTTGTTTCGCTTCGCAGTCTGCCGGGGCCAACGCCGCCGGAGTCGTACACGATGTAGTCGCCAAGTTCAGTGATCACCGATTCGCCAGAGATCACAATCTCGCCTCGACTGAGTACGGTCGATAGACGACCGAGTAACGCTCGCTTCGCTTGGCGTGTTGATGTCCAGCCCACCCGCTTGGTTCGCTTCTCGTCGATAGTGCCGACCGTACGTTCCTTGAACACATGGGTCCAGCCGGTGCGGTCCACGTCGTGTTGCAGGGATGCACCCGGTCCATTCCGCTCCCAGCCCAACAGCGTCTGTCGCCGCCCCTTGAATACGTGCTTGATCATCCGCACCAGTTCGGCTGCGAGGTCGTGGCCTCCGATGAACGGATCTGCGAACTCTGCCGCCACGCTCATGTCTCTGACGTTTAGGATGCATGCTGCTGAGTTGGCTGCGCCTGTGCCGTACGCTGGGTCCACGCCGCACACGTATTCAGCCGCTGGGTCTGGGTCTTCCCACACGCTCCAGTTACCACTTGGACTGTCGATCAACTTGCCACCGGAGTAGATGCATCGGCGTGGCTGTTTGATGTTGGCACGCTGTCGTTCAATGTCGCGTGCAGAGAAGAACCGCTCGCCGCCTGCTGCTTCTTCTGCGAAGACGTTGATCGCAAGGTCTACTCGGTCACGTCGCTTGACTTGCTCACCGAGCCACGGGGTCCATGTGAATTCGGTCCCCGCCACTCCGGTGATTGCGCCGTCGATGTCCACGCGAGTCTCAGCACCGCGTGACTTCTCAGGGTGATCTGTGTACAGCATCTCAAGGAGGGTTGGCGATCCTGTGGCGCGTCCCTGCGCCACAAGCGTAGCGTAGTGCGTGCCGGGTCCAACCGGCGTACTCACCGCCACGCGGCACGATGTACAGTCTGCTGCCGACCGCCACGCGGCCTCCGCGTTTTCTAGTGCTGCGAACTCATCGAACACCACCATTGTTCGCCGTCCACCACGTCCGATGTGCGCAGTTGCTGCTTGACCGCTGATGGTTGCTTGACTGTTCGGGTGAGTCAGCATCAAGTGTCTTCGGTTCTTGCCGTCGCCCTTGACGAAGTCACTCGCCGGGGCCGGAAGCATCCACGCCGGAAGCGTCTCGATCAAGTAATCGATCTTCCAGAAGAGGCAATCGGGGTCGCCGGTTCGGTCCACAAGATCCTCGACGCGACTGACCATCATGACTTGCCAGTCACGCAGCAGCCATCCCCACACAGACATCGCGCACAAGAGCCATGAAGCCCCCATGTCGCGACTCTTGCGAAGAACTATGTCGTGGCCCTGTTCGACTGCGTCTGCGATTGTGCGGGCCGCTGCGGCCTGCACAG